CTATAGTATTAACTCTAGCGTTTCCAGATCCGTCAGGTTTACTATTAAATTCTATATGATCCGCTTGAATACCTGTGTCTTGTATAACAACATCTACATCTTTACCTGTCAAATTATAAGTGTACAAATCCTCTATAACAGGATTATTTAAAAAAGGATTAATAGAATTAATATTTCTATATAGCCCCCAATTTTTTACACTATTATCATTTGTTATTGTCGTAGACCATTTAGATAACTGTTCTCCATTTAATTTAATATTAATTTCAGTTTGTGGATTTATATCAACTATTGCATTATTATTTCTAGCTAGTGTAAAAATTTCTGTAGAAAGATCGCATAAAATATTCCTAGAGGTTTTATATTCTATTATTACATTGTTGTCAAACAAAAACTTTTCTACTTCTAATATGTTATCTTTATTAAAAGTAATAATATACTTCATGCAATTATTTCCTTAATTAAAAATTTTAGTCATATTGAGTAAATGCCATTCATTATTAACTTTTAAATACAAACCATTATCGTTAATACGCATTTCTAGGTTATAACCTTCATCATCAGAAGAAGGACTTTCAGCATTTGATCTTATAGTTATATTATCTAAATTTATTGTATCATTACTTGAAAAAATACTTACACTACCATCTAATGCATTTAGAATGATATTACTAATAGAGTGTAAACTTAAAATACTATCAACACTAGTAATTTTTTGTGTAGTTATTTCGTTAAATGATAGATCTTGTGTCTGACTTTGAGCAGGTGCTGTAATTTCAGGTGGCGTGTAAGTGAATACTCCGTTGCTATATGTTAAATCTCCTGTTCCTGATGGTGCATTAACAACAACACTATAATTTGCAGGAGTGTAGCTAAAATTGCCTTGTTGATCATAACTTAAACTTCCTAATCCACTAGGAGTTAAATTATTCGCACTTAATTGCGAAAAACCTATTCCACTATTAATAGTAGGTTTATTAGTTAAATCATTATAATTACCAGATGTAGCAACAGTTGCAAATGATGGTTTTCCTGTTATTGAGGTCCAATCCAAGGTTGAAGGTATTTCTCCTGAACTAGCTAGTCCTGTAAGTAAAGAACCTACACTTAATTTTTTGTATGTATTTGTACTATCAAGAACTAACAAATAATCATTATTGTTTTTACTAGTATCACTTTTGCTAGATAAGAAATTAGTTGTTACTGTAGACTGACCTAAATTGTCTATATTTATTTCTCCTGAAATAGATAGACTTTGAAACTGATTTCCATCCGCAATTAAAAAATTACCAGTATTGACAGAAACATTATTAAAAATATCTATATCTGTTGATTGTAAACTTCTATAAGTAATATCTCCATTATTGTCTAAATATAAATATTTGTTATAATCATTAACTGGATTAATTTCGTTTCCACTTAAAACACCTACCCAAGAATCTATTTTAAAATATTCTAAAGTTGTAGTAGTTTCATTATATCTTATACACCCAGGAATAGTTGCAAAATCAGTTACATCCCTTTGAGTACTATCTCCTGAAGGTAATGCTAAATGACTAGTTGATTTTATAACCAAATTAGAATTATTGTTAGTACTAGGACCAGGAATTAAAATTGAAGTCATATCGTATCCAAAAAATTTAATAAATCTTACGTATATTTATTAAATTTTAAGGATGATACCCCCATTCTAACCAGCTATTACCATCAGTAAATAATTGACTTGCAAAGACTGTTTTTGATAATATTTTGTATTGATTGTTTAAATTTGATTCTCCATGATCTTTAGCATATCCTCTTACAATTGTTACCCAATCTCCTACATTTATAGTGTCAACGTTTTTTACACTATTAGTTTGTTGCGATAACTTTTGTTCTAGATCATCTAAATAATCATAATAATATTTTTGTGGAAGGTCTAAATTTATAAAACTTTTATGAACTTTATTCCTTTTTAACCATAATTTTTTTGCATCTGCAACATCTAGTAATTGATCTTCCACAGACTTAACATATGGAACAGCTCTATATATTTTAACTTTTTTATTAGGTTTATTATAGGAATTTCTAATTATATTAAAAGCTTCTCTGTCTAAGTTACCTTGATGACCTGTTCCATAATATTGTAAACCATTTATAGAATAAACGTCATCTGGATAAACACCGTTCATTGTTAAATCAAAAAGAGGAGCACCTTCTTTTCCGGATGCCTGATGCTCTCCTTTATAATCTTCTAATTCAACAATATAGGAGTTCATTAGGGATGATCTTCATCGCAATGCGTATGCCAATAACTTCCACCATGTTGATCATCGTGATCATGATGTATCCAAGAATTGCAATCATGATGCACATGAATACGATGCATTCTATGTTCCCTGTGGGGTACTGTACAAGATGTTAAAAATAAGGTTATTGTTGCTGTTAAAAAAATAAATTTCATTTTTACCTTTTTATAATTGATAGAGAAAAAAGCAAGGAGTTGCCTCCTTGCTTTGTTGTTGTCTATTAAAGGAACTTAAGAGCTGCTGGTGTTACTCCAATTTTAGCTAAGTAATCTGCAGCATTACCAAGTGAGCTAGCTACGTTAGTCAATTCTACATAACCGTAACGTGTCATAAAGCTTACGGTTGGTTCGAATGTCCCTGGATCCAATACCACTCCACTGCTCATCAAAGGAATGTATGGGCAGTAGAAGGCAGCAGCATCAAGCTCGCCACTTCCTTTGTAACCAATCAATACAGGTGCATCGTCACTTGCAAATTGGTTTACATAAACTTTCATTGTACTGTTTAATGTTCCAACAAACTTTGTATTTGTAGGAGCTTCAAAAGTACCTTCTGTTGTTCTAGCAAAAGCACTTGTTGTAGCACTTTGAAGTACTGTTAAAGTTGTAGGTGAAACAACTGCCCAGTTACCAGCACCACGTCGTGTTCTTGCAGCAATCAAGTTTGCAGCTCTGTTGATCAAAACTGCCAATGCAGCATGTTCGTCACCAACAAATGTAGCTGTACCACTTACATTGCTTTGATCATATGTTCCAGCAGCAGGAGCTAAATTACCTAAGCTTGTCAAAATTTCTTGATCAATCTCAGCTGTAATTTCTTGAGCTAAAGCAGCCATTACTTCTGCTTCAACATCAAGTCCGTGCATGGCTTGTGCATCTTGTGCAGCTTCAAATGTCCATCTTGCACTAAGCTTGCGGCTTTTAGCTTCCACAGTCTGCTTGAGCACTTGAATGTTCATTCTATTTCCAGCTTTTCCTTCCATGTTTGCTGTTGCATCTGGACCTGGATTTGTTGGATCTTGGTTACCTGAATAACTTGCAGCAATTTTAAAGGGTGACATTGCTTCTTCACCAGCAACAACACCAGCTGCACTTGTATCTGCATATCGTACACGTAATGTGTGAATTTGTCCTACTGGACCTGTCATAGGTTGCACACCTACTAATTCGTTTGCAATAACAGTAGGCATTACACGTCTAATTACTGGTAAAATAACCTTGTTTAAAGGTGCAATATTACCTACTTGGGTAGAACCAGCAGTAGCTTGCTCCATCAAATACTTCTTTGTGTTTTCCAAGGTTGCTTCCATTACGGATTTTTTATTACCTTCTAAACCTTCACAAAGAGCTTCTTTGGTAGCTTGCCAGTTTCTTGATTCAAATAAATCTGCCATTTTTAAGTCTCCTTATTCTAAACCGGCTAGTTTTCTAATATAAACTAAATCATTTTTATCACTGGTATTGCCCTCATTGATGCTAGGTTTATTGCCAGTAATCTCACGTTTTCCTGTTGATTCAACAAGATTAACTTTATTATCAGTTTTATCTGCTTTCTTATTCTCTTTAAGAACAGTTGGCAAATACTTTTGATATGCGACTTTTAAATTGTCTGTTTGAACACTTTCAAGTAAATCATTCATGATTTCTCGCTGATCTTTATTTAATGGTGCCAAAAGCTCACTCATAGTTTTTTGACGAACTGCACGTCCTTCAACTAATTTCATTTTGCTTTGTGCCATTTTTATAGCATCAACTGACTCTGAAAGTTGCTCTCGTTGTTGCTGAATCATTTGCTCTGATTCTTCCAACTTCTTTTTCATTTTGGAAAGTTCTGTTCCTTCTGCAAGATAACTTGTCATAAATTCTGTTGCAAAAGTTTCAAAAATCTTTCTTCCAAAATTATTTTCTCTTGCTTGTTTAATATCTTCACGTAAAGTTGTCATTTCTGATCTTACTGTAGATTCTACAAGCTTCTCTACTTTTTGTGCTGCCTGTTTGATAAATTGAGATCTGGTTTCGCCAATCATGCGTTTTCCTTCACGTACCAATTTAACTTTTTGTTCTACAAGAGCACGTTTATCTTGATAAAATTCATTAAGCTCTGTGGTTAGCTGTTTTAAAACAAAATTTTCTAATTTCTTAAAGTTTTGTTCTTGCAACTTTTTATCAGCGTAAAGTTCTTTCATTTCTTTAGCAAGATTTTCTAAAACAAATTGATCAAGAACTTTTGCGTGTTCTTTGATACTTTGTTTATATGCAACAGTTGCTTCTACCATTTTTTGTTTATCATTGCGGAATTCTCCTACCTCAGTAGTAATAGCATCCGTCAACATTTGATCCATGGCTTCTACAATATTTTGCTTATCATGCTCATAACGCTCTGCAAATTCTTCCCTAAGCTCAGCCTTAATTTCTTGCCGTGCTTCTGTTAGTCTTTGCTCCCAAGCCTCGCTAAGAGTTATTTTAACTTCTTCTGATAAAACCTCAGAACCTAAAAGTTCTTCGAAAGCATTTTTCATTAATTTCTCCTAAAATCTAGGTTCCGAATAAATTTGACCATTTCTTTTGTAAAAAAGTTTTGAGCCTTTTTATCATGCTGTATCGCTTCAGCTAAAGCTACAACATTTTTACTTTGCTGTAAACGTTCATAAATTGGAGTAGGATAAGCGTTCGGGGCGCTAGGTTGTGCAACCATATCAACTGTAATAATTTCATAATCACTCACAGTTCCATCATCTGCTACATTACCACTACCTCTAGAACTTACACCTAATTTAACTCCACTTTCTAACAAGGCTTTAACAATATTTCCCATTGGAGTTGGTAAAACTTGAAGTTTACCTATACCGTTATTTCCTTTCATTCTCATTTCATTAATTTGTAAACAAACTCTATCCAAATTAATTTGTAGATCATCAGGATGATCTAACTCACCTAAAACACTATATCCAGACTGAAGCTTTTCATTAATTGAACCTACTGCTTTTGTGATCTCTTGTACAGGATATACTCTTTTATTTTGGTTGCGAATGCCACCTTCTATAAAAATTCCGTCCATA